AAGCACAGAACCCACAATGGAGTAAAGACATGCAGTTTTATGATGAAGTCATTGAAATACTTGATAAACTCAATAGTTTATTTGGAGTTGACGAAGATGTACTTAAATTGAAAAAAAAATTATTCAGCACAATCATTGAATACACCACAATTAAAAAATCCAAGATGGAGGTACAGAATATTATATGTAAATAATGGATATATTACACATATATTGTTATTTTGTGTCATTAGAAGAACCAACTACATTATTTGGTTTATCACTATGTTAGGATATTTCTATAGTAATATCAATATCATTAGTATCATCTGCGTCCATATCATTTGTATCAGTATCATCTGCGTCCATATCATTTGTATCAGTATCATCTGCGTCCATATCATTTGTATCAGTATCATCTGTATCAATATTATTTATTTCTGGTTGATCCAATTGTGTATGAACCCATTCTTCTAGAGAAGGAATACTATTTATAACTGTTTGTGATTGTATAATTTCTTCAGGGTGTGGAATTTGTAGATTTACATTTAATGAACTATCCAATTGCATTAATCCACCAAACAATGTACGAGGGAACTGGGACGTTATTAGTGTATTATTAATTGAACTTACCAAATTGTTATCATCAACCGTTGGTGACATTGGTAATGATGTAGGAGAAATTGAAGGTGCTATATATGTTGTTGATAATGCATTTACCGATGCGTGTCTATTAATTGTTGTATAAATTCTTCTACCAAATGTAGGGTTTTTTGTTTTAAATTCTTTTAAAAACATGATTAATTTAAATTTATATTTAGTATAAAGTTCACTATCAAGAGAATAATGTTGCAATAACAAGTAATAATATAATAAATGTTTTACTTTATTTACAATTGATTGTTTATTCCTTAAAAGCATATCTATTTTGATATGTGTATATAGCCAATAATCTTCAAACATTTCTATAGCATAATCAAATAAAACTAGTGTTTCACCATGATTTATATAATTTTTTACTGCCGCAGATTTTAATAAACATAAATTTGCTTCAAAATACTTTCGCAAATTTAATTCATTTTCAAAATAGGAAAGTATATGACTTTTAATACTATAATTTGTATATAACATAATATGCAAATATATATTATATATGTTATGTATTGAAAAAGTTATATTAGTATAAGGGTTTTTTGGATGTTGAGATTTTGGACGCAAATATGCACTATTTAATAATGACGCATTTAATATTCTTAACAAATCCACTACTGCAAATGTATATATTGTATTATTTTCAATTAATTCTATTAAATTTTGTGATTTATATGTAGTAAGATTTTCCATACTTAAATCTGTATCTATATCAGATTTTATATATTTTTTTTTTATTTTATATAAATGTTTTATTTTATTAATAGCAAATGTAATTTTTTGATGTAATGAAAATACATATAAATATTCCTTCTTTTCACGTCCAAGAAACGCATTATCTAATATCATTTTTTCTAATACATCATATTTTTGTGAAATTGTCTTTGTTCTATAAAAACTACAAAAGGTTAAACTTAACCCAATATTATTATTACAATATTTTTTATTTATAATATCAACTATAGTATTTAACAGCATTCTATATTCTTTGGTATGTATTGATATAAAAAATTTTTATATCAATTTTATCATATTTCAATAATTAGCATAATTAAAACCCTGGTTTATAATCATCATCTATTACTCCAGCAGATTTAGTGCTTATAAGTCCTGAGTTGTTTCCTATTTTAATTTTATCTATAGAGCATGTATCATTAACATCCTTTATATCAAACAAATTTTCTATTCTAACCTTTTCTTCCAATTTTTTAGCACCCAATTTCACCATTTCATTTATATCTAAGACTAATTGAAATGCATTTGTTCCATAGTTGCCTCGTTGACCGCACATAACATTAGAAGATATGCCACGCATAGGATCCAATTCCGCATGTCTTGCCGCACGAAGGAACATTTCAGGGGTTTCTTCAAATGACGCTTTTGCTATTGGTCCAATATTATCATTATTAATTCCATGCCTAAATATTGATACCATTTTCTTTGTAGCGCACATACGATCGCATAGTAATTCAATATGATGTGAATTTACATAAGATCCTCCAAATTCAAGAACTTCCATAATCTCATTAAATATCATTTGTCTTGCTGCTTCAATACCCAATGTTTTATGTACCTCAATTATATCATTGGAATAACAACGATGAGTATCTACCATATTCATAGCCAATATATCCATAAGATTGGTTCCTACTGTATCTAACACCCAAATTTCCTTATTTATATAATTTCCTTCTTCCTTTATAATATTATTTTGTATTTTACGAAGTGTTACAGCACTAATTTTTTTTATACCTTTAAGAATTATATTATTTAATAAATTTTCTTGAACATTTTTTAACATATAAATTTCATCTGACTGATCTAATGATTTTTGGGGCATTTCAGTTAAATTTACAGCACCTCCCTTCTTTTTTTTAGATGAAAGTATATCCATTAATCTAATACGAAATATTAATTTATCAGAATTAAAATCGCTAAATACACATTCTACTTCATTTTTATATCCATTACTAATTGCAAAATTAATATCATCCATTGAAATATTTTTATCCAACATATTATTTTTATCCAGTACAAATCTTATAATCCATTTAGATCTTTGTTTATCGCTATCTTCACCAATATCTGCACATTCTTTCATCATAGTTTCAAATTCTTTGTATTGAACAAGTAATTCTTTATCTTCATCTATTAATGTTGTTAAATTATCTGGATCAAAACATATTTCAACAGATTGTGTTACATCACGTAAACAAGTATATTCTAACATATACATCATCTGTTGTGCTTTTTGTATATTTTTTTCATCTTCTTTTTTTAAATATACTGTCACGCTAGGTTTTTTGGGAGATTGAGATAAAGATAATAGTTCTTCAATCCGCGGTACACCTCGAGTAGCATTAGATTTACTAGATACTCCAGCAAAATGAAATGTATTTAATGTCAATTGTGTTGTAGGTTCTCCAATCGACTGAGCTGCCAACATTCCAACCATTTCCCCGGGTGTTACGATCGCCTTTTTATAATTTGTATTTAATGCCAAACACAACACATTTAATGATTTTCTATTAAATTTATGTGTCATCAATAACTCTTTTGGCGACATAAAGAAATCATACATTATAAAGAACAACGCAGTTGGTTTACAACATTGGATTTTTCTCAATTGATTTTTATTCTCTTCGATGATTTCAAAACATTCTAATGGTGTAATATTTACTAAAGAATTTGATTGTAAATTTAATTGATGTTTGATATTATTTATAATACGTTTAAAATGAACAGGTATATGAACTTTATTAGTATCCTCGTAATTAAATACATTTTCTACCAGTTCTTGTCTATATTGAAGCATATTATCAATATATTCCTTTGTTTTCTGCTGTGTAACATCCCGTTGTTTTTTTATTCTTTTCAATGTTGAAACAGTGTAATTTGTTGTATACACCGCATCATCCAATGAATCAGCAGGCATTTGATAATGTGCATAAATTTCTTCTATAGTCATTTTTACTAAAGGTATTGATTGGTTTTCGACCTTTGTAGTATCTATTCCATCACCACCATATTCAAATTGAATAATTTTTTTCATATGATTTCTTACCGTCATATCATATTCTACTTTTATATCTTCCATTCCCTTAACAAGTCTTCTTTGAATATAACCTGTTTGACTTGTTTTAACAGCAGTGTCAATAAGACCAACACGACCACCCATTGCATGAAAGAATAACTCCTGAGGTGTTAATCCTTGAATAAATGAATTTTCAACAAAACCGCGCGCTTCTGGTGTATCATTGTATTTAGTATAATGAGGCAATGTTCTATCTTCAAATCCATATGGTATACGTTTGCCATCCACACTTTGCTGCCCTAAACAAGATATCATTTGTGCAATATTAATATTATTACCTTTAGAACCAGCATTTACCATAATAACAAATCTATTGTCTTTACTCAAACTTTTACGCCCAATAGAACCTGCTTCTTCTCTCGCCTTATCTAAAATTGTTTTAACTTGTGTTTCAAATTCTTCTTCATTTGTTTTTCCAGTATTATTATCAAAAATTCCTAATTGAACTTGTTCTATTACTTCCTTAACCTTTTGTTTATTTTGAGTAATAGCACTGGCTATTGTTGTTTGGGTTACATTATCTGCTATAAGATCACTAATCCCAACACTATATGAACTTGATTTCATATATTCAGTTACAATGTCTTGTAAATTATTAATAAAATCTGCTGATTGTGCAAACCCAAAATCATTAAAAATACTATGCAATAAATATTTAATACTCTTATCAAATTGACCACGTATAAGTTCCCCAGTCTTAATTTCAACAATATTATTAGATGTTTTTCTATTCTCATCATCTCCTAATTGTCCATTTGCAAATGTTGTTGACAATGGAGGTAATATCTGTGACAATATACTAAAATTTGAAATATCCTTAGGTGTTTTTGAAAATAGAGAATAGTTTATTTTTGTATAATTCATCAATAAATTCATTGCATCACGAGGTGTAAAATTAATATCTTTCCTAGTTAATCTATATAATCCTAATAATGAATCCTGAAATATACCTACTATTGTTGAATTTGTTGCTGGACTAATAATTTGTCGAGACACGGCTGCTAAATGTTTCAATTCAGCAACTGACTCTTCATCTTGAGGTATATGCATATTCATTTCATCTCCATCAAAATCAGCATTATAAGGTTTAGTATCTGCTACATTCATACGAAAGGTTTGTCCTTGTTTCATTATCTTTGCTGTATGACACATCATACTCATTCTATGCAAAGTAGGTTGTCTGTTAAACAAAACAGCATCTCCATTTAGCATATGACGATGAACTATATCCCCATCTATCAAATCAATGGAATCGCGATCAACATACCGTAATGAAATACTTTCTCCAGTTCGCTTTTCCAAAATTTTAGCACCTGGATATTTTTCTGGTCCATTTTGAACCAATTTTAATAAGAAATTTTTATTACGTGCATTTACTGTTGTTGGATAAGTTAAATTCATTGCAATTTTTAAAGGAACACCTAATTCTTGAATTTTTAAATTTGGATCAGCAGTAATAACACTACGAGCACTAAAATCTACACGTTTTCCCATTAAATTTCCACGAACGCGACCTGTTTTTCCATTTAATCGTTCAGATATAGATTTCAATGAACGTCCTGAACGTTGACAACAAGACGCTACACCAGGTATTTTATTATTAATCATTGTTGCTATATAATATTGTAAAACTGTGGTCCAATCTTCAATTACATTTTGTTTTGCATTTTGTTCAATCTTATCCAATAATGTATTATTTGATTTGATAATATTAATAATAATATGAGATATATCATCTTCACTACGTTGTTGTGAATCATGTTTTACTGAAGGACGAACGGCAGGAGGAGGGACTGCTAAAACTTGACAAATCATCCAATCTGGTCGAGAAAATGTTGGACTAAACCCCATAAATGTTACGTCCTCATCTGATATGCGTCTAAATATTTTTAAAACCATTTCTGGTATCAATTTCATAATTAAATTCTCTGAACCTTCTTCACCTATACCTTCTATTTTTTTCCACTCAGCAAATATTGTTGCTAATCCGTCTTTACGAATTTTATCTGGTTGTTTACACCCACAACCGTCATCAATATCATCACCACAGCGAGATATTTTACTTGCACGTTCAAATACAAAGTCCCATCGTTTTTTAGAATTCATATTTAATGCCTGTTTGTATTTATCTTTGTTTATCAATAATTTACTGCATTTATAACACACACATCGTAATATTTTAAGAATATGAGTAAAATATTGAATATAAAATACTGGTCTTGCTAATTCAATATGACCAAAATAACCTGGGGTTTGAATATAATTTAATCCATCAGTTGGACAAATTAAACCTGGTTCTAAAACACCCATACGAGGATCAAATATACCATTAATAACTGGTTTATTATTAACATAGGTATCTCGTGTAGTAATATGAGCTACTGATCCACGACGAATTTCATCAGGTGATAATAAACTAAATTGTATAGCAATAATTTTAGAAGGAGTTTTAGATGTTATAATTCCGCTTTTATTCATTGTCTTCTATATTATTTACAGAATATTTAGATTGTTTTAATTCAATTTTTTATTATTATTTTACTAAATAAAATTGAAGTATATTAAAGAAATAATATATTATGTAAATATACATAATGGATAATAAAAATACAAAGTACAATTTACGTTCAAAAAATAAAAAAAAAATGTCTAAAGACGAAGAAGATTTATTAAAATGCAATGTATCTAGTGGTTCTGACACTGATAATACATTAAATGATGATAGTGATAGTGATAATGAAGAAATGGATTTGAACGAATATCATAAATTTTTACATAAAATGTTTCCCTCTAAATATTTGAAGAACAAAATTAAACAACACGATAAATTATTTGGTAAAAAAATTAAACAATCGGCAAATTCTCCTAAACAATCTACTATTACAGCAAATAATTCATCTTTAAAAACAAATAAACTCACACAAAAATCGTCTAAATCAAAAAAACTTGTCGAAGCAAAACATACTGATACTGATAATACAACAAACGCAAATGATGCAAAAAAAAGTAAACAGATTTCTAGCGACGACGATTGTAGTGATGAACCATACGAAAATGTAGATGATGAAGATGATGAAGATGATGAAGATGATGAAGATGATGAAGATGAAGATGATGAAGATGATGAAGACGCACTTAAAAATATGCTGAAAGAAAAAATGAATTTTAATATTGTATTCACAATAGGTGATAAAAACTATTATGATGAAGACTATGATGAAGACGAAGACGAAGATTATGATGAAGACGAAGATGAAGACGAAGATGAAGACGAAGATGATGAGGAAGATGAAGATGAAAATGATGAAGAAGGCTATACTAATGTTAAAAACGATGATGAAACTGAAACTACAAAAATAAAGAAAATAACGAAAAAAAAAGCAGAAACTGCTAAAGTCAGTAATCCATCTATGAATGAAGATATAGATGATGTATCACTAGAACAACTTGAGAACTTTATACAAACAAATGAAAAATCTAAAAATACTACATTATTTAATAAAATAAATGATTTGGTTAAAACAGAACAAAAGAAAAAGGAATCTAAACGAAAAAAAAAAGAGAAAAAAACAAAACTTTCAAATGTTAAAAAATTAAGAGGATTACTTCGTGAAAAAAATGTTATGGATGATACATCTTATTTTAAAACTATGAAAGTTACAGAACAACAACATGTGCTAACTGAATTACAAAGCATATTGAAACATACTAATATATCAAAACCTTACCGAATTGCTCTAATAGAATCTAATATTCCAATTAAATTTAAAGCAAATGCTTTACGAAAAATTAATTCGTTAGCATATATGGATCCTGGTTCTGGAGAATATTATAAAATTAAACAATGGGTTGATACATTTATGCATATTCCTTTTGGTATATATCGCACTTTAGATATTACAATGGACGATGGACTAGATAAATGTAACGATTTTATGAACCATTCTAAACAAATTTTAGATGATGCTGTATATGGACTAAATGATGCAAAAACTCAAATTCTTCAAATGATGGGACAATGGATTTCTAATCCTAACTCGGTTGGAACTGCTATTGCGATTAAAGGTCCAATGGGAACGGGTAAAACAACTTTAGTAAAAGAAGGAATTAGTAAAATTCTCAATAGACCCTTTGCCTTTTTAGCACTTGGAGGAGCAACAGACAGTGCATTTATGGAAGGACATTCCTACACATATGAAGGTAGTAGATGGGGACAAATTGTAGAAATTTTAAAACAAAGTAAATGTATGAATCCTATTATATATTTTGATGAATTAGACAAAGTAAGTGAAACTCCCAAAGGTGAAGAAATTATTGGAATATTAACTCATTTAACAGATGTAACACAAAATACACAATTTCACGATAAATATTTTGCTGACATTAATTTTGATTTAAGCAAATGTTTATTTATATTTAGTTATAATGACGAATCTAAAGTTAATCCAATTTTACTTGATCGAATGTATCGTATTCAAACAAATGGTTATGATAAAAAACAAAAAATTGTTATTGCAAACAAATTCTTAATTCCAAATATAGAAACAAATGTAAATTTTGAAAAAGAACAAATTGTATTTTCAGACGAAACACTCGGATATTTAATAGATAATTATACTGAAAAGGAAAAGGGAGTTCGTAATTTGAAACGTTGTTTAGAAATAGTATTTACAAAACTGAATTTATTTCGACTAATGAAAACAGACTCTAAACTATTTGATACTCAAGAAGTATTTGAAGTAACCTATCCATTTGATGTCACATCAGATATCATACAAAAACTTCTTAAGAAGAAAGAAACCGAAATATGGCGTCATTCATTATACACATAAATTAGATAAATAACATACATACATAAATAACATAAACACGTGAAGAATAATTATATTATATACATTATGGAAGATGCTATTGTATTATTAGTAAATCAAAAAAATTTTTTGCTACAAGAGCAACATAATATGAAACATACTATACTTCATATAACTCAAAAGCTACATATTATAAATAATTTTTTATCTAAAAATTGCAATCATACATGGATAACTGATGATATTGATATTTCTCCCGATCATTCTAAGCAAATAATATATTGTTCAAAATGTGAATTAACACAAAAATAATCTTTACACATATAATTTTTGTAAAGTAAATATATACTTATTATAGTAATATGAAGATTGTAACGTGGAATATATGTTGTCTACCTAAATGGATAAATCAATATCAAGACCCCAATAAATGTATATATAGCATAATTAAAATATTAAAATCATTAAACGCAGATATAATTTGCTTACAAGAATTATTTGATGTTAATATTAGAAACTTATTTCTCAAATATTTTCAAAATTATAATATAATTTATGAAAATACAAGCAGTTATTTTTATTTTAATAGTGGATTAATGATACTAACAAAATATACATGCGTTAAATCCAATTTTATACCATATAAAAATTGTTGTGGTGAAGATAGATTTTCCAATAAAGGATTTTTATATACTGTATTAAAAATTAAAGATACATATAAAACGGTAGTTAATACTCATATAAATAATGATGAACCGGTTATACATTTTATTTCACCATCATACATAATAAAACAACAACTAAAACAATTATTATCCTATATATATTCATTGAAACAATTTAATAAACAAGTATATTTATGTGGCGATTTCAATAGTAACAAAAATACTATTATACAAAATATACCACTTAGTATCAAACAACAATTATATATATCTGGGTTTTCATCAGAATATACACAAATAACAAGATTGATAATTGATCATATTCTTACATTATCAGTTACTAATGATGAACCAACTAATACAACCAATGATAAAACAAATGTAGATTTTATTAATAATACAACCCCTCCACTTTACATATTTAACACCAATTGCTCTGACCATTGTATGGTTATAAAACAATATTCATAAAACAATTATTACTAGTAGTTATATTTGTTTTATTTACACCTAACTTCTTACGCATTACGCCTATGTAAGTTTAAAATTCTGTTGGTAAAGTTCTATTTCCACCTCGTGTATTTAAATAATTCATTTGTTTTGTATTTAAACACGCACACCCTCCACTTGTAGCTCCTTGACTTGTTAAACCTCCGTTAGCACTGTATGTTGAACCACAGCATTTAGGTTCAAATTGTGTATCAGCAAAGAAAAACATTGAATCATTGGGTGGAACCATTTTACTAGCATATGAATCGTGGTCTTGAGAACGCCAATCTACAGAAGAACCTTTTTTCCCTTCACGCGTATCCCAACTATTTGCTACACCATCCCCCATAGTATAGTTTAGTGCGGCACCCATTACTTGTAAACCTTCTTTTATGCTAACTTTTACACATGAACAAAATACGTGGCATCCTAATATTACTCCCACAATTAAACATACTATTACAACTTCTACGCGACATTTAAACCCTAATATTTCCAATTGCATTTTATACATATTTATTAGATAATAAATTTATGAGAATTCATATTTATGTGTATATTATTTAACAAATGTTCTAAACATCCATCATAATCACTAAACAAAACACCATTTATCATTATTGTATGTTTATCTGTAATCAAATGATATAATTTAACGGGTTTCCCTTCTGTTATGTTTTTTCCTTCTAATTGCATAGTACTAACATAATATATTTCATCATTCATAAAATTATTTGGACCACAAATAAATTCTTTATTGTCTATTATATATTTTTGTACCTTTATATTTGTTGCATCTATTTCTACTTTTCCTAATATACGCTCTCCAAAACGTAACACATCATTTACTTCAATATCTTGAATATTTATACTTCGTCCATCATCTAATTCTATTTTAGTATTACCAATAAATCCACCATCAAAATATTTATGTATTAACGATTTATTTGCTATTACATCATCTTTATTATTATTAAAATACATTTGTTTTATATCAAACAGTTCCATCTCATCTATATCATCCCAATCAGCAAATATACTATCCTTAATAGGAATTGTCTTAGTTGTAGTATTTAAACAATATATATATTGTTCATTATAGTACTCTATTTTATGAGCGCTTGGTAATTTATTAATAGGTATCCATATACCATCACACGTCAATATGTTGTGATTTCCAGAAACTATTATATTATTATAATTATACATTGTTATATCGTGTGTTGATAATTTACATAATGCTGTGACTATGCCACCATTTATCAATTCATCACCTAATTTTATATTGCATATTTTCCATAAACTTCCATCTTTTTTTTTAATTTTAGTATTTTTATCAAAACATCTTGGAACAGATGATTTCGTCATATGTAATGCTTTACTCATCTCAGCAATTATAACTATTAAGAAAGTAGAAACTGTAGCAGTTATCGCTATTAAAGCAGCACTTAGAAATGCTCCAACAAAAGGGATCATTAATAATATTATTGTTAATGCGATTATTACTATAAGAAATGCTATTATAATACTTATAAATGCTCCAACAAAAGATTTTAATCCTAAATATGCTCCAATCACACTATATAATGTGGTTGTTAATCCTGCTTGACTTTTCAGTAATATATCTTTGATCTTTATCATCATTAATTGTAATGGCATTAAAAAATTTAATATACGTCCCATTATCTCCTTATCTATGTCAGCAATTTCTCCAAGCATATCTGATATTTTAGTCCGAACCATATTAACATCTTTACTAACATCTTTTACTGAATTTTTTATAATATCTCCTACATACTCTATTGGTTTCAAAAAATCTTGTATTATATTTATTAATATATTTGTAGTACAATTTGTAAAATTTTTCCCAGTAAATTCAGCAGCAGATAAATGTGGATCTTTATTAATAAGACCTGCAAATGGAATAACCATTGGATTACATCGTTCTGTTATCCAATTATCTTTTATTGGTTTTGTATGATTCATAACTTGAAAATAAGAAATTAATACAAAAAATATAAGTAATGTTATGAATGTCATAAATAGAGATCCTCCATATTCATTTAAATATGACTTATTTTTGTATATTTCCTTTAATTTATTCGTAATATTATCCATTGTATAAATAATATTAAGATATAATTTATAAAGGTTATATTTAATCCTCCCAATCCCAAAACATATATTCACCTATTGGAATTAAATGATCGTCTGTTACTAAACAATTCATATTATCACTTACTACTTCTGGAGCAACAGTTGCTAAATCATACGTTTTTACAGGAATAAATGAATTTGTTTTACTATCAAAAATTTTATGCGATCCAGTAACATAAATATAGGATTGTTCAACTTCGCTAAAAATCTTATAATATTTATTATTATTATCTGTTTTATTTCCTATAATATTTAAATATGCTAAAACATTGCTTCCATTTGACAAAATTTCACCTGGTCGTATATCCTTCATTAGTTTCTTCTCTCCATTTTGCATTTTAATTTCGGTATCAGGATGAAAACAAAGAAATCTTAAGGTTCCTCCAATTGGTCCAGCCATTATACTCGTTCCTGTTTGAATTCCACCATCAATTAAATATATAAATGTTGCCATTATTCCTAAAAGTTTAGCCATTACATCCTTTATTTTTATTACAAGACGTTGAAATTGAATTAATATATTTACAAAAATTCCCATAATACTTTTAACAATACTCATTATTGTCCCAACAAAATCTGCTATCTTTTTCCGTATCCATTGTACATCATTCATTACACCTCCGATGGAATCTTTAGTTACACTCATAGCATAATGTGTTGGTTTTAATAAATATTGCATATAATTTGTTTGCATATTTTGAATACAATATGTAAAATTAGCGCCTGCCTCGTGTCCCATATATCCAGCAAATGGCATTATCATTGGATTACATCTATATTTAGGCCAATTTTTCTTAATGTTTTCAAGACCAACTGAAAATATATTAAATGCATAAATACCTATAAAAACTAATATTATTATAAATGATAAAAATATGTCTTTTGCTTTCATAATAAATAATAGTGTTATTTTTTTTTATGAAAGTTACTATATTATCCTCCCTAAATGTTTTCTTTAGAATAAAATTATCTTCGTTTACGAGTTCTTCGTTTACGAGTTCTTCGTTTACGAGTTCTTCGTTTACGAGTTCTTCGTTTACGAGTTCTTCGTTTATGGATTTTTCGTTTATGGATTTTTCGTTTGCGTTTATGAACAATACCTCCAGATTGTGTTTTGGGAGGTAACTTCCCTACTAAATTATCATATTGTGCGTTTGCATGACCTTGTGATTGTGTACCATTTGCCTCACAAGATTGTTGATTTGCATTATTTGGAGTTGCTTGCATCCCATGCATAGCAACTTGTGGACACGCTATTGGAGCAGGTGCTAAGGCTTGTGCGTCACCTCCATATTGTGGATTATTAAGTTCATTTTGTGCATTATCGCGGTTCAATTGCAATTTATGTGCTGAACATTGTGGTGTGCTACATCCTGGTTGAAACGCCGCAACCACAACCGGTTTTGGCACCATTGGTTTATATCCAGATCCTCCGCGTTGTTTAGTACGTGTGGTATTACCCATTATACTTATATATATATATGTCAATAAAATATTAAAAGAATATTTATGTAATATTTATATTACTATGAATACTAAAGATCGATTGAATTTATCTAATCTTATCAAAGAATATCAAAGTGAAGAAACTACCGATAAAATTCGAAGTCTTAAACATAGTTCCAGTATTAAACAAGATGTAATTGCTATCCAAAGACTTAAACTTAGATGTGCTAATTTGAGAAAAAATGATTTTTCTAAATTTAAAGAATTGGCTAGTCAAAAAGCACACTTCTTATATTCAAATTACGCAAATATTTTTAATAAATTAATGAAGGATGAATTAGATTTGACTATATTAGGTCAATTTCTAATCGTTTTAAAACAAATCGAAGATGGAGAATTAGACCAACACGATGGTTCATATAAAGTTGGAATGTTATTAAAAAAATTATATATAGATAGTGCTCTAAAGCAAGCAAATAATTATGATAATAATAACACAAAATCCACTCCTTCAACTAAAACTGGAAAAAATATTAATTGGAATGAATATAAAAAAATGCAACAATAATATTATTTTCTAACTATATATTATAATTATGCCTATGTCTAATTCATATGTTCGTTCACGCCGTGCTGCTCTCGCGTTTGTTCGCGGAATTACACCTTATGCGTCTCAAGCTTCTCGTGTTGCCACTATGTCTGCTCCTGGAGCACGATTAGCTGGTAGTCGCAGACATTGGGGAGGTCGCTAAATACTTACCTATTTTACAATAAAATAATTGAAATGATATAAATATGAAACACATTATTTATATCATATTATGCAAACAACACTAATAATTGTAGAATCCCCAGCCAAATGTAAAAAAATCGAGTCTTATTTAGGCTCAGGATATAAATGTATTGCCAGTTTTGGTCACGTTAGAGAATTAATAACCAAACGCGGACTAAAATGTATTGATATTAATAATAATTTTGCTCCACATTTTAAAGAAATCGCGAGACAGAAAGACAATATTGCAAAAATGAAACGTTTAGTTACCCAATATAGTGATGTCATATTAGCAACAGACGATGACCGCGAAGGAGAAGCAATTGCGTGGCATTTATGTCAATTATTTAAACTTCCCATATCCACTACAAAAAGAATTATATTTCATGAGATTACAAAATCTGCTATACAAAATGCTGTTCTAACACCCACTACTATTAATATGGAAAAAGTTCATTCACAACAAGCCAGACAAGTATTGGATTTATTAGTTGGATTTACTATTTCACCAATCTTATGGAGGCATATTACAAGATTTAAAAAGGAATCCTTATCTGCAGGAAGATGTCAAACTCCTGCACTACGTCTCATATATGATAATCAAATGGACATAAACAAAACACCTGGACATAAATGCTATAATATTACCGGTTATTTTACAAAACATAACTTGCAATTTAATTTAAACACACAAATTGATTCGTGTGATACAGTTGAAACATTTTTAGAAGATTCTGTAGAACATCCTCATATGTTTAGCAAAAATAAACCAAAAGAACTAATTAAAAAATGTCCTGAACCACTTACTACAAGTGCTATTCAACAAAAAGCAAGTAATGTATTGCGATATTCGCCCAAAGACACTATGAAAATTTGTCAAAATTTATATGAAGCAGGATATATTACTTATATGAGAACAGATAGTAAAAATTATTCTCAAGAATTTCTTGATAATATTAAAAAACTCATAATTGCCACCTATTCAGAAAAGTATATTAAACCGGATTTATCCTCTCTGTCTCTTCGTAAAACAGACGATAAACCCAAAACTAGTAAATCTACGAAGAAAAACAGCAAAACTAAGAAAAATCCAAATAACGCACAAGAAGCACACGAGGCTATTAGACCAACTGATATCAGTAGAATAATTGTTCCTGATGGTAATAAAATAACCAATAAAGAAAAAAGAATGTATACCTTAATTCGCAATCATACATTAGAAAGTTGTATGGCAGATGCCTTATATTTATCCTTACATTGCAAATTTACATCAGTCAACCCCTATCATTATAAATATTCATGTGAACAAGTTGTATTTCCTGGATGGAAAATTGTATGTGGTTACGAAGAGGTTAATCCTATATATGAATATTTAAAACTATTAACTACTAAAAAACCTATTGCTTATAATAAAATTAAAGCATCATATACTATTCGTGACCTAAAGACTCACTATACAGAAGCCAAATTAATTCATCTATTAGAACACAAAGGGATTGGACGTCCATCCACATTCTCTAATATTATATCTAAAATTCAAGACCGTAATTATGTTAAAAAACAAAATGTAGAAGGACAGTCTATTACATGTATAGATTATGAATTAATAGATAATGAAATAGAAGAAATAGAAGATAGAAAAACTATAGGAGGAGAGAAAAATAAAATGGTCATACAACCTACTGGTATTATGGTAATAGAATTTCTTTTAAAATATTTCGATTCTTTATTTGAATATGACTATACAAAACGAATGGAAGATGATTTGGATAAAATTGCTAATGGAAATAAACTATGGTATAGTTTATGTAAATCATGTTACGATGAAATGAATGTATGTGTTGTACAAATAAAAGAAGAACATAAAGAAAAAATACACATTGATGATAATCATGTTTATATGATTGGACGCTATGGACCTGTCATTAAAACAAAAATAGACGACAAACTTAAGTTTTTAAAAGTTAAACCAGATATTGATTTGAATAAATTAAAGGCAGGGGAATTAAGTTTAGAAGATATAATAGACAAATCTGCTACCAATGTTAAAAACGGATCTATATTAGGAACACATAAAGGTCAAGAAGTTACTATCCATAATGGAAAATTTGGTATTTACGTCAAATATAATACTAAAACATACTCATTAAAAATACTGAATAAACCTATAGAGGAAATCAAACTATACGATATTATACCATTTATTGAAGGACTAAGAAATACTAACCCAAATGTATTAAGAACAATTAGTCCACATATCACATTACGAAAAGGCAAATATGGTCCATATTTATTTTATAAAACCGACGATATGAACAAACCCCAGTTTTTAAAATTAAAAGGATTTACCGATAATGCTAATACTTGTAATTTAGAAATATTACAAAATTGGATACAAGACACATACAATTGCACATAATATTTTCCATATCCTATAAATATTATTAATGTTATTTTATTATAAATTATTTTATAATAAAATATTACTTTTTAATCTTCATTTGTATATATAAATGAATACATCTAATACAGAATCACCTATATCGTCAAAAATATTATATGGATTTTTTTTTACAATAATTATTTTAGAAATTATACTAATGGTATCACTCTTTGTAGATTTACACGGATTTTCTCGTTGGGGATATAGCACTATTGGTGTTATGTTGTTCATATTATTGAGTTTTATATCGCGCAAATTCACCTCAAGTATTAAACATATGATTTATTTAGGTGTTACATCATTATGTATATTAATGCCTCTTGCATATTTAGCATATGTATTCATATCATATAATAATGTTATAGAAACCAAATCACAATATTTATCAAACTTTAATATATTAAAAGCATCAACAATTGTTATTCTAATCTTACAAACTGTTGCTTTTTATCGTTATATAAAATATATAAACCAAGCAACACATAAAGTTATACAAAATCCACTACATTGGACAGTTTTTCTAATTGCTTGTGGTATAACTAATACATTTTTAACTTACACACTATATTTGAATTTAACCCATTTTCTAACAGATGGTTATACCAATATTAATTTATAAATTAATCCTATTTCTGTTATGCTTTCCCAAATTCCAGAAATTTTAATTATAACATTTATATGAGAATATTTTGCATTATTAATTGGTTTATTAGAAAATAGTTTCAAATTATTGTTATTTAACTGCTCTTGTAATTTAAATGTCTTTTGTTTTATGTTGTTATATTTATTCAATAGTAATCTTTCAAGATTTATTAATCTTTGTTTTATACATTCATTATCATTATTGATTTTGCATTTATATTTATTAAAATAAGGTTCTATTGTTATATTATTTAATGTAAAATATAGAGTTATATTGTTCATTGTTATTATATCATTTGAAAAATACACACTACAAAAACTGCTATTTTCCATAATTGTATTTAAAGTCTTTTCTCCAAAAATTATATTATATACATTATAATTTTGTAAATTTTGCGCTATAAACATGGCGTGGATATATAATATTGGGCGCTTCTTTTTAAGTAAGTAAATATTTTCTATACATATTCAACGGTGTATATTCAACGGTGTATATTACAATAATAACATAATAATAAGATTACATACACTCTAATTACACTAACATATATTACTGATATATTTGGATATAGTGGAGTTATATTTCTATTGTTTCACCTCAAAATAAAGCATAAATAATGAACACTATATTACTATTATTATAATATAAAATTACTATAATATATTATATTATTATGAAATTGTTAGAAACAACATTTGATGATTATATTAGTCCATTGAATACCCATAATTTACATCCCAAACATGACCTATTGTATAAACTATTTTCAAATAATTTATCTAATATGAAAAACATTATTTTATATGGTCCCAAAGGAATTGGAAAGTATACACAAATGTTACATTTGATTAAAAAATATAGTCCAAGCGAATTAAAATATGAAAAAAAATTTTCTATTACATTTCAAAAGAAACACACCTATATTTTCAAAATAAGTGATATTCATTATGAAATAGATATGTCATTATTAGGATGTAACGCACGAGTATTGTGGAACGAGGTTTTTAATCATATTATAGATATAATTAACACAAAACAACATAAGGTTGGTTTTATTGTATGTAAATATTTTCATGAAATACATAGTGAATTATTAGATGTATTTTATAATTATATGCAAAAATTTGAGAGCACAAATACTATCCGATTTATTTTCATAACTGAACATGTAAGTTTTATTCCTGAAAATATTTTAAATACATGCGACATAATATCATATCGCAGACCAACTAAAAAATCATACAACGCATGTATTTTCCCTAATAAGCTCAATGCAAAAATAAAAACCAGGAATATAAATAATATCAAAAATATTAAAACAAATATTACCCAAATGATGAACCCAACCCATAATATATGTAATAAAATTATTAATATAATTTGCAATATAGAACAGGTGAATTTTCTTGAATTAAGAGAACATTTATACAATTTATTGGTGTTCCATTTGGATATATCTGAATGTTTATGGTATATAATACAAACATTATATAATGACAAAAAAATTACCTATGACCAATTGTTTGATTTGAATTTACACATACATGGGTTTTTTAAATACTATAATAATAATTATCGACCTATTTACCATTTAGAAAGGATTGTATTAAATATAAGTAGTATAGTCAATGGACTTCAAAAAAGCAATTGATTTATTGGAATTGACACAGAATTTTACTGAAAATGATTTGAAAAAAGCCTACCATTTGAAATGTTTACAATATCATCCTGATAAAAATCCAAATGGAGAGGAAATGTTCAAAGCCATTACTAATGCATATCAATATTTGAAAACATTTATGAATACTGACGTAGGGGAGGATTTTTTTAGCAATGTAAATGATATTGGTTATGATGAATTGTTACGAATATATATACATTCCATTTCAAATAGATATAATTGGAATTGTAATTTCATAGTTGATACACTATATTCTATTATAGGGGAATGTCAGAAGTTATCTCTGAAATTATTTGAATCGTTAGATAAAAATACCGCTATGAAAATATACTCATATATTAATAAATATCATTACATATTTCATTTACAATCTGATATTTTAACCAAAATGAAAGATATTGTAGAGAGAAAGAATGAAGGGGAAAATGTTATTATATTACGACCAAGGTTCAGTGATATTTATATCAATAATATATTGAAATTAGAACGGGATGATGATGTTTTCTATATTCCATCATGGCATAACGAAGTATATTTCAAAAAAGATATTGTGGTGAAAATACACCCTGAACTACCAGCGCATGTTTATATAGATGATGACAATAATACACATATTTCTATATCTACTACACTCTCTTCATTGTTTCATAGAGAGAAACTTGAAGTTGATATTGACACTATTAAGTTTCATGTGAATGTGGCTGACATTTATTTACGAAAGGTGCAAAGAATTGTCTTATCCGGACAAGGTATTTCCAAAATTAAAGAGAATGATATCTTTAATATTGAAGATAAAAGTAATGTTATTATAACACTTACGTTGACGTAAACAGATATCTTTATTTTTTACGTCTACGAGTGCGTTTTATTTTTTTTGTTCTTCTATGTTTGTTTGTTCTGTGTTTTCTACGTTGCTTATTTTTACGTTTTTTATTTGTACGTCTGTGTTTTTTATGTTTACGCCTTTTATTTGTTTTGCGGGTTTTATGTTTTTTGTATCCGCCCCTTTTTCTTTTTCTGCTGGGTGTTCCTGCTCCGTTATGTATAAGTTGTATTAGTATATATAATTTGTCAGCTGCAATATGTTTGTTATTTGCTCTTGCTGCTGTTTCTCCTGTCATGTCTACGTCTGCTGTTTCTCCTGCTCCTCTTCTTTTCTTGGGGATTATTCCTTCTGCTCCTCTTCTTTTCTTGGGGATTATTCCTTCTGCTCGTGCTTGTGCATGTTTTTCTGCTTCTGCTGCTGTTTCTAGTGTCAATAATACGTCTTCTGTTGCTGCAGTACTATAATCATTTTCATATTCATACACTAATGTTAAATATTCATGCCATATCATTTGCTTCAACATTTTCATTTTACAATTATAATCTCCTGCTACATCAGGACATTTTGGACGAATATATTCATAAAATATGTTGCTATATCGTGGTTGTAAATTTCTTATTACTTTTCTTTGCTCTCGACTGGAGTTATTAGCTTTATTTATGGCGTCTTGTAAGTGTACTAAATATGTTGCTTCTTCTGATATTCCAACATAATCTGTGTGAACAGCAATAGGTGTTTCATCTTCAACTCCATGAATAGTATTAATGGTATTAATAACTTTAGATAATTCTGTGGGTACTTCACCACCAGCACCAGAAGCAGCACCAGCACCAGAAGCAACACCAGCACCAGAAGCAACACCAGCACCAGAAGCACCACCACCTTCTATGGAGAGATATTCTTCCAAATAGTCATTTATACCCTCCATAAATTGTAAAAATTGGGTTGTATTATAAACAAAAATGGAGGAACCGTATAATACTCCCCCTTTTTGTATAAATTGGCTGATAGTACCTCCTTTTTGTGCTTCTGCTGGTGCTATTGCTGATGCTACTGGTGCTACTGCTTCTGGTGCTGTAGATATCCCATTTATGCGCAATAATAACGACATTACTTTTGTTATAAATTCGTCGGCTATTAATTCTTTAATAATAGGAACCTTTAATTTTAATGATTCTATAACATCATCGTCAAGACTAGCTATTTTCGATATAATATAATATACATTTCTGACAAATATATCATCCATTACATCGTTTTCACCAGGAGTATATGTACCACCAAATTTTGTTGTTAGGGTTATTTCTGTAGATGGTTCTGTAGATGGTTCTGTAGATGGTTCTGTAGATGGTTCTGTAGATGGTTCTGTATTTCCCTTACCTATACCTATTTCTTTTAATGGTGTAGACGCGATTGATTTAAGTTCTTCACCTGCGAGTTGTTCTTTTGGTGTAATCACAGGCGTAATCGATGGCGTAATTGATTTTTCTAACATAATAGAAGATCTCCCTCCTGATTGTGTAAGTTTCTTATTAGATAATCCACCTCCTCTACCTGCTCCGCTTGCTGCTACTCCGTCTACTTCCACAGGTAAAAGTTTTTCCATAGCATCAACATACTTATTATATGGGTATGTATTATCAGCGAGACCTTTCACTTGAGTTAAAAATGTTTTAATATTAATTTTAAAATCGGTTAATTTACCAAATAATGGGGTCACATCAAGTTCCATAAATTCTAATATAACATCAAATTCTGTCTTTGTAAAAAGAACAGTATTTTCTAGTGTTTTACTTCTTCTTGAACGTATACGTCTTAAAAGCCCTATAGATGGGTTATAAATTGTATGAGTTGGAACATCGTAATCAACAATCTTAGGCATATTGTTAACAAAAGTAATAATTTCGGCACATGTGTCATAAACATTTTTTAAATTGTTTAAAGCCTTAGTATACTCGTTTAAAGCAGTTATAT